ACGTGAGATTATGGACGTTAGACAAATATTCCGTCGTGGTATTGGTAGTGTAACAGGCACAACAGCTAGCCAGTTTGAACCATTTGCAAGTGGTTACTTAAACACTTATATGCTAGTAGCAGGTCGTGTTGGCGGACTTGCTAACTACGAATTGTTCACACAATACCAAGAGCTAGCAATGACTATGTTCGGTGGCTACATGAACTTTACGTTTAACAAATCAACCAAAAAATTAACGGTCTTACGTAAACAACCATGGCAAGGACCAAACTCTACTGCGGTAGAAAGTGTTGCGCTATGGGTATATAACGTTAAACCAGATGCTATGTTGTTAAATGATCCACAGGTGTTTCCGTGGATACAGGACTATGCTTATGCGCTAGTAATGATGAGCATAGGTCAAGCACGTGAAAAATTTGCTACTATTGCTGGTCCACAAGGTGGCGGTAGCTTAAATGGTGCTGCACTCAAAGCAGAAGGTCAGGCATTGTTAGACAAACTAGATGCTGAAATCTCAAGCTACGCAGACGGCGGCATGCCATTAACTTGGATTACTGGCTAAATCAATAATTGACACCTGCTTAGAATAAAAGTATAATATACTATATACAGAAAGGAATAGTATGATTATATCAGTAACAGGCTTTATTGGTTCAGGCAAAGACACAATCGCAGATTACCTAGTAGCAGAGCACGGCTTTAAACGAGAGAGCTTTGCTGGCACACTTAAAGATGCTGTCGCAACAGTATTTGGTTGGGACCGTGAACTACTTGAAGGGCGTAGTGCAGAAGGTAGAGCTTGGCGCGAACGAGTAGATCCTTGGTGGGCTAAACGCTTAAAGATGCCAAACCTAACTCCACGTTGGGTATTACAAAACTGGGGCACAGAAGTATGTCGTCAAGGTTTCCATACTGATATATGGATAGCAAGTCTCGAAAACAAACTCCGTAAAACAAATGAAGACATTGTAATCTCAGATTGCCGCTTTCCAAACGAAATTAAAATGATTAAGAACTTGGGTGGTAAGACTGTACGGGTTAAACGCGGCAACGAACCTGAGTGGTATAATGCTGCTAAAACTGTAAATGCTGGTATGAAGAAGATTGGGTGGGCACTAGGTAAGAGTGAGCTAGATAAGTTAGGCATACACCCAAGCGAGTATGCCTGGATTGGCACTAAGTTTGATGTCACAGTGACTAATGATGGTAGTATAGATGAATTATATGCTAGTACTGAAGAATTAATTATATCAGAAATCCGGAGTCAAATCGCCTTGAGTCCAGCCTAAGCCTTCTTTAACGATGGTAATTTGACAATTAGCGCATACTGTTCTTAAATTAAACAGTGAATTATTTTTTAAATTACCGTCGATGTAGTACACACTAAGTTGTTCTTTATACTTTGCCTTAAAGCCACATTTTTCGCAGTGTGGCTTTTTCTTATATCCAGCAAGTATCCAAGTTGGTTTTTGTGGTGCAAGTTTTCTATTCTTTCTGATACAGCCGCTGCACCTTGTTCGAAAATGAGTTACACCACCACGCTTATAGTTAATTGCTGCGGGGTTTCTTGTGCAACTCTGACATAAAGGGCGAAATTCCATACAGTATTTATAGCAAACCTTTGCCAAAGGCTCCTTAATAGACTGTATTTTGATAATACTGATAAATATTTTAAAGTATTATAATATAAGGATACTAAAAATGGCATCATTAATTTCCCCGGGCGTATCGGTTACCGTTATAGACCAAAGCCAATACCAACCAACTGCAACTGGTACAGTTGCTTATGTATTATTGGCTACAGACCAAGACAAACTAAATCCAGATCGCTCAACAGCTACGTATACAACTAAAGCAAATGCTGGCAAACTAATTAAAATTACTAGTCAACGTGAATTAGTTACTGGCTTTGGTAGCGTTAATTTCCAAGTGGATGCAAGCGACAACCCAATTCATGCACATGAATTGAATGAATATGGCCTACTTGCAGCTTACAGCGCATTAGGTGTGTCTAATCAAGTATATATTCAACGTGCTGATGTTAACTTATCTGAGTTAGCTGGTACAAGTATTCGCCCAACAGGTTCTGCCTCAGACGGTACATATTGGTTAGATGTGAGTACAGGTGGTACTAATTGGGGTATTACAGAATGGACTGAACTTGGGTTTGTATTACAAACACCAACAGTAATTACCAACACTACGCAATTAACTAGCGGAGTACCATTAGCATCAGTTGGTGCAATTGGTACGTATGCTGTTAATACAGTAAGCTCATCTAATCCAATTTACTACAAACGTTGGGATAACACATGGGCATTAGTTGGATCAGATGAGTGGCAACTTGCTGTACCAACATTAGTTGGCACTCCGACTACACAAACACTTACAATTGGCCGCAAATTGCGTATCAATAATGTTAATGTTACATTAACTGGCACCACAATCGAAAGCGCAGCAACGGATATTAATACTGAATTAAGCGGAAAAAATGTTGTAGCAACAGTTAACGTTGCTGGCCAACTTGAATTGCGTATTAATAGTTTAGCTGCGGCGTCTGGTAACTTATCAATACCAACCGGTACATTAAGAGTTGAAAAAGGCGGTACATTAGACATCGGCGGAACAGATACAGCAGTTGAGCTTGGATTGCTTGCATCTACTGATGCTAACTTAGTTACATTTAATGGCCCTACAGTAGCATTTGATACATATCGAAATACACCAGCTTGGAGAACAAGTGATCAAACTCCTCGTCCTTTTGGTTCTGTATGGCTTAAAACGTCAGCTACAGGCAACGGAGCAAACTGGGGTATTAAACAATACAGCACACTTTTAGATTCATGGGTAGTACAAGCCGCACCGTTATATACTAGCGATACCGCAGCAATACAAGGATTAGATTTAGTTGGTGGTGGCAGTCAACTTGGAGTAGGCACTGTGTATGTACAATATGACAACACTCCTACTACAGCTGAATTAGTAACTGCAAAACTATACGTTAAAAACGTATCTGGTTTAGTAAACATAACAGGTACAACACCAACATCTCCAATTACATTTGATGCCAACGATGCATTTATTATGGAAGTTAGTGTACCAGGATCAACTGTTACACAAACTGCAACTATTAATCTAAGTGGTACTGACGCTGAAAGTTTTGTTGGTGATATATTAGCCGCAAACTTACCAAACATTGTTGCTTCAGTAACAACAGCTGGGGCAATTAGCATTAGTCATCTTGCAGGTGGTACTATTAAATTCACACAAACTTCGGGTACTCCGTTAGCTGATGCTGGTCTAACAAATGATAGTAACGTGCAAGAAATAACAGCAGGTAGCGTTTACTTAGCAAGTCCGTTTACACCGTTGACTTATACATATTCAACTACAGAACCGTTTAGCAATCCAGCTGATGGTAGATTATGGTATTATAATTCAGCGGTTGAAGTTGATATTATGATTCACGATGGCGGTAATGGATGGAAAGGTTACAAAAACGTAGTTAATGATGCACGTGGATATGATTTAAGCGCAACCGATCCATCAGGTCCGATATTAGCAGCATCACAACCAACTACCCAGGTAGCCGGAGCTCAATTGGTGCCAGGCGACTTGTGGATTGATACAGGTGATTTAGAAAATTACCCAGTAATTTATCGTTACACTGGCGCGGTGTGGGAATTGTTAGATAATACCGATCAAGTTAGTGCCGATGGTGTATTGTTTGCTGATGCACGTTGGAGTACTAATGATAGTACAGATCCAATTGTTGACGCTATTCCAAGTATTGTTGATTTAGCATCAAGTAATTATTTAGATTCAGACGCACCAGATTATCAACTATACTCACGTGGTACAATTTTGTTCAATACACGTCGTAGCGGTTACGGTGTTAAACGTTTTGAAAGCACATGGTTTAGCGAGGAAACTAATCCTCCGACAGAAATTGGCACCTGGGTAAGTAACAGCGGAGTTGATCAAAACTTAGTTCCTTATTTCGGACATAAAGCAGTTCGCAATGTTATTGTTGAAGCTATGAAATCAGCAATTGAATCAAGTGTTGCTTTACGTGAAGAACAAGTACAGTTTAACTTAATTTGTGCCCCTGGTTACCCAGAACTAATCACTAACATGATTACTTTAAATAACGATCGCAAACAAACAGCGTTTATTATCGGTGATAGTCCACTTACATTAAATTCAGCTTCGACACAAATTGAAGCATGGGCAAGCAATCAAAATCTTGCATCAGACAACGGTGTAAACGGTTTAGTA